TTGTGCAGGTCGGTCGGTGTCATCTCTGCGTCTAAGCTGCTGCGGTCGATAAAGATGCGCGTCGTGTCGGATGTGGTTGCGATTGTCATGGCCTTGTCTCCGTGGCTGGTGCGTCGCGGTGTGCGTCGCTCTGTGTAATCACATTCGCTCTTTGGGCGCTTGTAGTGTAGAGAAATCGTAGCAATATCATTGCTTTATAAGCGCCAACCACTGCGGCGCCGGGTGCGTTTAAAGGAGGTTAGGCTGAATGGGACTGTCGCGCAGGCAATACGCCGCGCACCGGGGTGTGAGCCACACAGCGGTGGGCAAGGCGATCGCCACGGGGCGGATATCGGTCGAAGGCGACGGCACCATCGATCCCGTCAAGGCGGACAAACAGTGGGACGCCCAGACAGACCCGGCAAAGCAGCGGGGCCCCAACGCCAGGGCGATGGGCACGACGACAGCTGCTGGAACTGCGCGCGCGACGACCAAGGCAGTGCCAAGATCTGCTATCGAGTCGGTCAGCGACACTTTGCGCGAAGCTGGCGCTGATCCAGAACCGACAGCGGGCGGCGGTGAAGTGTCGTTCCTCCGCGCGCGGATGGCCAACGAGGTGCTCAAGGCACAGACCGCAAAGGTCAAGCTGGCCAAGATGAAGGGCGAACTGGTTGATCGCTCGCGCACAACAGCCGTGGTTTTCGACCTGGCAAGGCGCGAGCGGGATGCCTGGCAGAACTGGCCGCCCCGCGTGGCAGCCAATATGGCGGCCGAGCTTGGCGTTGATCCGCACAAAATGGAGCAGGTGTTGGACAAATACCTGCGCAAACATCTGGCCGACATGGCCGAGGTGAAGCTTGAGCTCCGTTGATTTCGACGGCGCGGAGGAAGTCCGGCGCGCATGGCTGGCCGGACTCGCTCCGGATCCCGCGCTGACTGTGTCGGAGTGGGCCGACCGGCACCGCATCCTGTCCTCGCGGGCGGCATCCGAGGCCGGTCCCTACAGGACGGCGCGGACGCCGTTCATGCGGGCGATCATGGACGCGCTTTCGCCATCGAGCCCGGCGCAGCGTGTGGTGTTCATGAAGGCGGCGCAGGTCGGGGCGACAGAGGCCGGGAACAACTGGATCGGCTTCGCGATGCATCGGGCACCGGGCCCGTTCCTCGCGGTGCAGCCGACGGTCGATCTGGCAAAGCGCCTGTCGCAGCAACGGATCGACCCGCTGATCGAGGAAAGCCCGGAGCTGCGCGAGCTGGTCATGCCTTCACGGTCGCGGGACAGCGGCAACACGATCTTGGGTAAGCGGTTCCCAGGCGGACAGCTGGTCCTGACGGGCGCGAACAGCGCGGTGGGCTTGCGCTCGATGCCAGCGCGCTGGGTGTTCCTGGACGAGGTGGACGCCTATCCGGGCGATCTCGACGGGGAAGGTGACCCAATCGCGCTCGCAGAGGCGCGGACGATCAGTTTTGGCCACAGGAGCAAAGTGTTTCTCGCCTCGACGCCCACGATCAAGGGCTTGTCTAGGATCGAGCGGGAGTACGAAATGAGCGATCAGCAGCGTTACCACGTTCCATGCCCGCATTGTGGTGGAATGCAATGGCTGCAGTTCGAGCGCCTCCGCTGGGAGAAGGGCCAGCCGGAAACGGCGCGTTACATCTGCGAGCACTGCGAAGAGCCCATCGCAGAGCGGCACAAGACCGCGATGATGGACGAGGCCAGCGGCGCGTGCTGGATGCCAACGGCTGACGCGGAAACGATCGCGAAAGCGAAGGCGGCAGGGGTGGTCGGATACCATATAAGCGGTCTGTATTCCCCGCTCGGTTGGCTATCTTGGGAAGAAATCGCACGAGGATGGGAGCAGGCGACGGGTAATGACGCCGCTATGAAGACTTTGAAGAACACGGTTCTCGGCGAGACTTGGCAGGAAAAGGGCGAAGCGCCTGACTGGCAGCGGCTGTATGATCGCCGCGAGGACTGGCAGCTCGGTATGGCACCGGAAGGCGTGCTGGTTCTCACAGGCGGTGCGGACGTGCAGCGCGACCGCATCGAGATCGACGTTTGGGGCTGGGGCCGGAACCTGCGCTCTTGGCTGGTCGATCACATCGTTATCGAGGGCGACACCGCACGGCCTGAAATCTGGGCCAAGCTGACGGAATTCTTGAACACAACCTGGCCGCACGAGGGTGGCGCCAACATGGCTCTGGCAAGAATGGCGATCGACTCCGGTGACGGCGTGACGACTGACGCGGTCTATTCGTGGGTTCGCTCGGTCGGGCGCGGTCAGGTGCTCGCGGTCAAGGGCGTGGCGGGCTTTGACCGATCAACGCCAGTGGACGGACCGACCTACGTCGAGACGACTGAGGGCGGTCGCAAACTCCGGCGCGGTGTTCAACTCTGGAAGGTCGCGGGCGCAGTATTTAAAAGCGAGACCTATCGCTTCCTGCGCCTGAACGCGCCGACGGAAGAGGACATTGCCGCGGGATCGGAGTGGCCGACCGGTTATATCCACATTCCGAAGGGAACGCCTGCCGAATGGATGAAGCAGCTGACAGCCGAGCAGCTGATGACCATCAAGACACGGCAGGGCTTTCAGAAACTTGAATGGCAGAAATCGCGCGACCGAAACGAGGCGCTGGACTGCCGCGTCTACGCGCGCGCATCCGCTTGGCTGATGGGTCTCGACCGCTGGGACGATCGACGCTGGGAACAGCTCGAAGAACAGATCAACACTGGCCGGGTGGATATCGCTGCAACAGCAGGTGTTCCAAACCGGCCATCAACAAAGCAGCAGCCGCGCCGCTCGTCCGACTGGATGGGCTCGCGGGGCAGGAAATGGTTCTAAAATGGCTGAATTTACGCAGGCACAACTCGACGCGATCAAGCGGGCCTACGCCTCCGGCGTCACTGAGGTCAGCTACGATGGGAAAACCACGAAGTATCGGTCCCTGAACGAGATGAGGCAGATCATCGCCACGATCGAGGCCGATCTAGCGTGTCAGACGGGAAAGAAGCTGCCAATCGCTGGATTTGCCAGCTTCCGGAGGTCCTGATGGCCGAGCGCATTCCTCCTCCCTTGCGTTATGGCCTGATCGACAGAGCCGTCGCAGTGTTTTCGCCTGAAGCGGCGCTGCGACGGCTCTACGCCCGTGACGCGATCGAGCGTAAACGCGGATACGAGTCCGCATCCAAAGGGCGCGGGACGGACGGCTGGCGGGCCACTGGCAACTCTGCCGACAAGGAAATCGCAGGCGCTGGGCCGATCCTGCGCGACCGCATGCGCGATCTGGTCCGCAACAACCCCATGGCCGCCCAGGCTGTGCAGGTTCTGGTCAACAACATCGTGGGCACCGGGATCCGGCCGCGCGCCGCTACCAGTGACCCGGCGCTGAACGAGCGCGTCGACGCGCTGTGGAAGAATTGGTCGCGCAACTGCGACCGCCACGGCCACACCGACTTCCACGGGCTGCTGAACCTCGCTGTGCGCGAAATGATCGAGGGCGGCGAGGTGTTTGCGCTTGCCCGTCCGACAAACAGACGCGGGCCCGGCTTGGTGCCGCTTCAGATCGAACTGAGGGAGGCCGACCATCTGGACGCCGCGCGCATGGACAATCGTCCGGATGGCGTGCGCATCGACCAGGGGATTGAGTTTGACCGCAACGGTCGGCGCTCCGGCTATTGGCTGTTCCCGGATCACCCGGGCGGCACGGTCACCGTGTTCGGTCGGCGCTTCGAGTCAATCCGGATCCCGGCTGAGCGCGTGGCACACCTCTTCGAGCGCCAGCGCGTCCAGTCCCGCGGCGTCCCATGGGGCACGCCCGCCATGCGGCACATCCGTGATCTGGACGATTGGCAGACCGCAGAGCTGGTTCGAAAGAAGACGGAAGCCTGCCTTGTCGGGATCGTCTTTGGCGCGGAAGAAGCGGACCAGGGGATCGCACCCTCAGTCGAGGATTCAGAAGGCCACCGCATCGAGCAGTTCGAGCCCGGTCTGATCGCCTATGCCCGCAACGGGAAGGACATCAAGTTCAACCAGCCCACCTCGACGGGCGGCATCGGCGAGTGGCTGCGCGGCCAGCAGCATCTGATTTCAGCGGGCTTTCGCGTCCCATACGCGCTGATGACCGGCGACATGAGCCAAGCGAATTTCTCGAGCACGCGCGCTGGGCTGAACGAGTTTCGCCGCATGATTGAGCAAATCCAGTGGCAGACCGTCATTCCGATGTTCTGCGAG